ATGAAAATCAGTCTAAAACTCGATACCAGCAAAAACAAAAAAGAAGGCTTCCCACTTGTGTTGTCTATATATGTCAGTAAGACCGACAGGCTTTATCGTTTTTCAGGTTTTTTCTCCACTCTTGAAAATTGGGACTTCAAAAAAGAAGAGCCTAAAAAATCACATCCGTTATACATCGGTATAATGAGTTACATTTTAGAAACAAAACAAAAGATAAATGATTTAATCAACCAGCGCCAAAAGATGTCAGCACAGCAAATCTTTGAGTTTATCAACGGCAAAGATGATGACTTTTATAGCTTTTGGGAAAGTAGAGTAGAGGAGTTAAAGAACACAGGGCAATCAGGTAACGCTATGTTTTACGAAGTAAACTTGAAAATACTGAAATCCTACAAGAAAGATTTAAAGTTTTCTGAAATAGACTATAATTTCCTTACAAAATTCAAATTAGATAAAAAGAAAACCTGTAATAACGGAGGAATAAACACCTATCTAAAAGCAATGAGGGCAATATACAACGAGGGCGTAAAACGAGGAATTTACACACCTAACACCCACATAAGCCCATTTACTAATATAATGGAGAAATCCACGATTACAAAGGATAAAAACCTAACACTTGATGAGGTTAAGATGATGGTAAGACAAGAGCAGAAGCATAGGTTTTATGACTATTTTATGTTAATGTTCTTGCTTGGTGGAGTTGATTTTGTGGATATAACCAATCTAAAAAAAGAACATATAAGACAAGGGAGAGTAAAGTTTGTGAGGTTTAAGGGAGGAACAAACGAAATCATAGATAATAAGATATTCCCAGAAGCAGAAGAAATATTGAATAAATATCAATCAGAAAGTGAGTATCTATTGCCTATTCATCAGTATTCTTACAAACCTTATAGAGATAAGTTTACTCGTGAATTTAGAAAATGGATTGAAGAAATAGGCGTGACTTCTTATTTTTCTTCCAAATCTGCACGATATACCTTTATCAATATCGGCAAGGAATTGCTGTTAAATCGTGATGTTTTAATGGAACTCACAGGACACGCAAGAGGTGATGTTCATTCTATCTATGAGGGCAAATTCCCTAATCATATAAAAGATGAGGTTCACAGAAAGATAATAGATACAGTTTTTTCTGATGATTAAAAATTGTAATCAAAATCGTTTGTGAACAATTTATAACGGAATGTTGTAAACAAAAAAGCGTGAAAAACTCACGCTCTTTTTTAATTTTCCCCATGCCATTCTACTAACCCCAAGCGTAGCACGCAAGACTTCAAATGGTAAAAAGAAAATTTATTTTTATATACTATCTTCTATCTGAGAGTTTAATTTCTGCACTTCCAAGAAATTCCATATAAAATAAATAATAGAATAAATCATTACCCAAGTTAATAAATGAGAATATCTAAAAAAATAATATATCACATCACTTTTATTATTTTCAATAATAGAAATTATGATTACATAAAAAAAGGATATAAGAACAAAATATATAATAAATAAATCTCTAACTTTATTAACAGCTTTCCTTATTCTATTGCGAAGCGAAATATTCTTTACAGCAGAAAGGTTAAAAGTAACTGCAAGACTCAATCCAATAGAAAACATAATTCCTGATATGGTATATAAATTCTGTATAACATTATTGTTTATTACCCAATCCGATAAAAAAAATGATGTTATTCCTGCTAGAATTATACATATGAAAAAACCAATTATAATTCTCATGGTAAATTATTTAATTCATTTAAATATAGCTGCATTTCTTGTATTAGATTTTGCTCCGATATTTTGCCGTCATCAATCATTTCTATGCATACAGTTTTTGATTGTAAAATGTTGGTTCTAGATATTGTTTTCCCATTCTCTAATTTATATGAAATTCCATCCGTATCACTTATTGGATTCATATAAGTACCCAATAATTTTTTGTAATTAGCATCATCCATTTTTCTTGGTTTACTAATGTCTAACTGCAACTTCGCTTTAAATACTCTATTCTCCAAAATTTCTGATAAATCAGTGTCTTCTGCTATTATTTTTCTTAAACGAGTTAAAACAAGGGATAAAATATCATCAGCTTTTTCTTCTTTTTCTTCATTGGATGATTTGAATACTATGTATTTTATCTCACTTAATTTAGTGTTTTCAGGAGTTTTTATCTTAGAAATAAAATTATATCGCTTTTCCCCTCTATATGCTTCTAATAACCAATTCAAATAAACTTGTAAAGACTTTATCCTAGTTTTTGGCAAACTAGTTATAAGAAATTTTTTATTGACAGCAAAATAATAATGCTCTTTACATGTCAATAAAAATTTTTCATCATTACTTCGTATATCATTAATTTGAATTTTTGGATTTTTAAATAATCCATCTGGGATTCTTGGAATTTCTTTAGATGGGGCAATTCTCCACATTACACCATATATGTAATTTTGAGCAACAGCAAAATCAGATAATAAATCTTCCTCCGTAGATTCTGAATTTAATTTCATTCTTCTATTATCAGCAATCTCTCCTTGACCTAATTTTTGTTTTAAATTATCAAACAAGTCAGAATAATTAGAAGACAAATCTTCATTTTCTATATCATAAGCTAAAAGAGTTATATTTTTAATATTGGACATACGGATACATATTTCTGACAAATATACAAAATTTTTCTACCCCAAAAACCTCTCATTCCACTTCTTCAAATCGTTCATCCTATTCATCCAGCCTTTGAGAAACACCTTTTGAGTAGGATTGTTTTTTACAATTCTATGCAGGAAATCCTCTCTTTCCTTATAGAGCCTTTGCAAAAAGTCTTTCGGTGTGTTATTCAGCGCCTCTATGGTCTTTGTTCCTACTACGCCATCGGCTGTAACTCCCAGCATTCGTTGAGGAATTTTAATACCATAAACACCACTTCCCCAAACCCAATCTACCAAAGTATTCGCTATTGCTTGGTCTTCAATCAAATCCGCCATCCATCTATTCCAATACAGCTTTTTCATTACTGTGTCCCAATCAGTATCGTTCATCTCTAAGAACCGCATATCCTTATCCGAACCAAACACCGAACGCCACACCGCATAAGTTATACCCTTATTTGTGTGGTAGCCTGTCTTTCCTTTGTAAGGCGTTGGGCATTTTACCTTGCTCGCTGTATCTTTTGGGTCTCTTGAAAGTCCGCCTTCCCATTTTAATATAAATGGTCTTAAATGTTTTATGTCCGCCATGATTTGATGTATTTATTTAAAAGTCGTTTTCCGCACTCGTAAAGCGCAATAACAAGTAACGCACTCAACGCCAATGAACCCAAATTAAATTCCCTTTTTATATTTTTATTTAATTCATGCTTGGCATCAGCATATTTATATATTAACTCCTGCGAAGCTTTGCGCCATTCCTCATTTTGTTGCTCCAGCTTTTCGGTTTTCTGCTGTTCCATTTTTAAATCTTCCTCAAGCACAGCTTTTTCTTCTTTCAAAGCCACCACCGAAGCCTTTAAATAATCTATTTCCTGCTGCTGCTTTGAAACAATTTCGCTTTCCATTTCTGTGGTTTCTGTTTCGGATTTAATCGCTCCATCAGGGAAATATTCCTTTCTTCTTTTGGTCTTGGTCTTATTCCGAGCCTGATTTTCCACGCTGTTTTTTACCGCTGTATGTTCGGTTTCAGATTGAACAATCTGCTTTGTTTCGGTTTCCAAAACCGCTGTTTGCTCCGCTTTGCTCTGCTCCGCTTTGTTTTCCGTTATAGCGGTCTGCCCAGTCTGTTCTGACTGAGCTTTTACCACCGCTGTTTGTTTTGTTTTGGAGGTGTTTTTCGTTACCTCCTTTTTTACACTCCTGCAACTTATCAAACTAAGAATCAGAAGTATCGGTATTATTTTTTTCATGCTGTTTTGTTCTTTCTGTTTTTAAATGGTCTGCGATTTCTCTTATCACATCTTCCCTGTTTTTCATCAGTTCCAGCATCTTTCTGAAACTCTCATCGGTGCGTCTTCGGGCTTTATCTTCGGCTTTTTCATGGACTGATTTTGCTTCGGTAAATACAAGTCCAAGCGCTACAAATATGCTCACAAACGGCACGCTTCCCAGCGGATGCGGAAAGAAATAAGGCGTAACCACATCAAAGATGTCAAAGAGAAAAGCAAAGCCCATCAAGGCAAAATAATAAGTCGCTTTGTTGATGGTTCTTCTAAATCCCTCCGAACTGGTTGCTTCTCCTAATTCCCTCGCTTTTTTTATTCCGAAATAAAGGTCAATGAGCATCGCTACCATTACCACAAGCCATGTAAAACACACCACAAACAAGGTTGTTATCAATGTGTTATAGTCTTTCTCCAAATAATCTATAATCATACTTTTTAATTTTTTATCCTTCAATCAATTTTCCTCCCACCACTTCGGTTGTTGGGTCAAAGCTGTCTTTGTAATATTCGCAGTTCTGCGGAAGTGTTACTTTTTTCAAAGAATAGTTTCTTGAAAATTTAGGAAACTGATTTTCCGCAAAAGCATAATGCCCTATGCTTTTCAGAGTTTTTGGAAAAACCAGATTCTCATAGTTAAGACACCCTGCTATGAATGCACGGTCGCCTATCTTTTCCAGTCCATTTTTGAACTGCACCTGCTCCGTTCTAATATTGACAAACGCATCTTCCTCAATTTCCTTTACCGAATTGGGCAAAATCACTTTCTTAAATGATGTGTCATTGTCCCCGAATAAAGTGCTTATCAGAAACGACTGGATAACTCTCGTACCAGCAGGAATGTGCAGTTCTGATAATTGTTCCACTCTTCCATCGGCTGTAACGCCGAACATTTGTTTGATAAATCCTTTTCTTTTCATTGTTTTATAATTTATGGTTTAACTTATTGAATATGAAATCCGTCTTACTTTGTTTACGATTACTTTTACCTGCTGCTGAGTGCCTACCAAGAATTTAGTTGGCTGTACTCTAAACCTCAGACCTTTGCGGGCGCCAAACAGCATATCCGAAGTAGTAATTGTCCTTACTACAGCCCTGCTGTTTCTGTTGGTTTCGCCTCCCGTCCAGTTGTCTGTTATAACACCGTAGCCCACAACCTCAAAAGTGCCTCCCTCCAGTTCCTTTTCTGCAACAATACACCACGGAGAAGTAGGAGATATTGCGCTACTACCATCTTCTACCGCTAAATCAAAATCCCAGTCTGTCACTTGGCTAATGGCTGTATTGGGAACTATTCTGCCGTTATTTAAGAAGGTCTGCGAAAGGTCATAAGAGGTTCCAAACGGTGCCTGTGTATTATCATTTAAGAATGCCAGCTGTTTATTTATAGGCATTTCATCTATATCTTTACAAAGATTCAGCACGCCTGTTTCTGTTGCCGAACTGAAATCTGTTGCTGGATTTTTCCCTGTTTTAAAGGTAATATCCACATAACCAGACTGGTTATACTTGGAAGAATTTTTATAAAAGAAATTCTCCTGTATATAACCCGTGCCGTGCTTCAATTTTAGATAGCAGGCAAAATTGAATGGATTAGAGTGATTATGATTTTCCAGCGCTATTGTCACACTCGGAAACAATTCAACCTCTATAAACACCCCTGCATGGTCATTTCCATTACCATGGTTTGTTAATATAGTTTCTAATGGAGGGTCTATTGGAATCTCAGCGGAATCTATGGATAACTGCAAAAAAGATTCTGCAAGGATATTTTCATAATCATTGCTAAAATTGGGATAACCAGACACTTCAAACTCTAACCTTACATACTTGTTTCCTGCCAAAGAACAACCTTTGATGTTGATTTTTGGCGTGGGCGCTTCTGTTCCGCCTGATGCAGTGATTTCTTCCCACGCTCCGTTCTTACGGGCGTATTGCTTGTTGTCATTTGGTGCATCAGGAAGCGTTTTTAACTTGGTATTCCAAGCCTCTACATGTTGCGGTGTAAGGTTGTCGGCATTAAGATTAGGTTTTAAATTTAAATCAACAAGACTTGCTTTTTCGTTCAACTTATCCGTAAGTTCGTTATTTTCTACTTTACTATCGTTCAGCTGTGTATATATATAAGCTATCCTTTGGCAGGTGTTTCCTCCGAAAGTAGTCTCGTTCCTTACCTTTTCTATTTCTACCTGTATTATTTCGTTTCTCATTGGTTTTTATTTAGAAAATATTTCTTGTTCATTAAGTAATACATTTAGTCCTCCAGAATTCTTAACATTAGTAAAAGACATTTTTCCACTCATCGCAAAGTCCGAGTTGTCTATCTTTTCCAAAGCCGTTCTTTGTGTTCCATCAATGAAAAACTGGTTATTAGTAGCATGAACCTGAATGAAATTCAAGATGTTGCCATCGCCACCGCTTAAAAACTCATAACTTACCACTTCATCGATGTAGCTGTCTTTGATTTTCAGCGTAGAATTACCACCTATTCTGTTATTGGATATTTCAGCCTCTATTCGTATATCGCCAAGGCAGTATGCTGGTAGATTGGTCACAATCCACGCTCCCTCTTCATCAAACTCAAACAAATTCCTATTGTAGGCGTGTTTTGTCGCCACTCGTATAAACTTTCGTCCTTGCGCATCGGTGGAATCCAAAAACCACACACAATTAGAATAATATTCTGTTTTTCCAGTGGTAATATTCACTATTTCCAGCCTGCCAGTCAAAGACTTATCAGATTTGAATGTAACATACTTTAAATAACCATCTTTCTCAAAAACCGAACTTTCTAATTCTGTTTTATTTGTTCCATTGACCAAAAAAACCTTGTGTTCTCCTGTCGTTATCGTGTTGCCATACATCGGAATTACAAAGCGATGTTTTGCGCCTATTTCCAGCGGATAAGGGTTTCTTTCTCCGAAATATTGCGTATTCTGCGGATTGGTCATATCCTGCAACTCTTGGAGCGTTTTATAAAACCGAACGGGGCTGTGATACCAGAATAAATGCATTCACTTTAATTTTTTCAAAGTTACAAATATTATTTTTATTTAGACTAAATAAAAATAACAAAAACTAATAAATAAAAGTTATTTATTACTATAATTTTCATTATATTGCATTGAATTTAAAACTTCATATAAAATGAACAGAATATTTACCTTACTTATCGCTGTATTCAGCGTGTTTTCAATTGTTTCGTGTGATAGAAGTTCAGACGACAACAAACCACAAGAAGAACAAAGAATAATAGAAGTGCCTTTTACAGAAGAATTGAAAGGAGTTTATAAAATTCATTATAAAGATACTCCATCAGGCTGGGAAGCCGTTCCTGCTGGAAAATACAAATTAGAGTTTAGAGAAGGTAATACAGTGTATTGGACAGATGAAAACGGGGAGCACGAAGAGTTTTTTGCACACCCTGAAAACAGATACCCATATGCAGACAGAAACAAAAAAGGGTATTTATTCTCTGTTTGGGAAAACGAAGAATACAGAGGCTCACAATATTTAGAAGTAGTAATGATGATACAAGATTCAAATGGTATTAAGTCAATATTCAGGTACTACTGCACCAAACAAAGATAAAAAACAAAACACCTAATTAAAGGTGTTTTTTTATTCCCATAAGCAGGGATGCTCGGAGGTTAGATACCATTCTAATTCTCCTTTTTCATTATAAAAACCTCGTTCGTGGGCTATTTTATTAGGATTTTCGCCCTTTGGCACATACGCTACCACAAGACCTCTATCATCAAAAATATGATAGATAAACAAACGCCCATCTTCATTAAACTCTCGGAGCATAGCGCATTCGCTCTTGGTTATCGGCTTACTGCAATTACACGCCATTGTTTATAATATCTAAAAGTTTCCTCCTTATTTCAGGCTTGTTGTCCAGCTGAAACTGATAGCCTTGCTCTTCGGTTACCCCCAAGTGCCTTTTTCCAAGTTTACTATGCAACCACTCAGCTTTTTCATTCAGCAAATCATTCTTGAAGAAAATAACTGCTGGATGTATGATAACATCTACAAAACTCTGATACTGACCCGTCACTCGCAAATCCCAAAAACCTCTATTATACGGGTTAATAGAGGTTTTGAAATGTGCATATTCAGGGTCTTTATAGGAGGGCATATCATTACCCTCACTATCTTTCCCCTGCATAAGATTTTCCTTATTTAGATTTATCAGCTCGTTTTTCCTTTCCTCCATCGCCTCCTGCACTATCTTTGGTGTCAGCCTTATTGCTGCTTGGATGCGCTTCTGCAATGTTATCGGATTGATTAGTTTCCCGCTCATTTCTAAATAAAGGTTTTAAATGTCTCTCTACATCTTCCTCGCTGAGAGTGGGATAAATCCCCAAGATGTATTCCTTAGCTTCTTTCTTACTTTTGAAGTTTTCCATATTTCCAAAAGTATAAGCCCCAATTTTCAGTTCCATTATACTACGGATTTAAGTTCACTTTCCCCTGTGTAGTAGTTCGTGTCAAGGCTTATCACTCTCAATCCATTATCGGAAGTGATAAATCTCACTTTCTTACCAGTAGCAAGTGCCGAGTGAGTAAGAGTGTATTCCTGCGTTGATGCATCGTAAGCAACATTGGTAATGTTACCAAGCGTTCCATCCACTTCTATTTTCCATTTAGAAGCATCCGTAAGCCCTGTTACATTGGCATTTGAAAACGCCTCTGTTACTTTCACTTTGGTAGTCGTAGCCGTGTTTGTCAATACACCAGTAGAAACTGCCAACTTGATGATTGGGTTAATCTCGTTGAAAGAAAACTCATCACTTTCAAACACATTTTCAGACTTCTGCCAGTAAATCATAGCATCAGGTAAGATGTCCACTTCCAAAGTAGAACCTGACACCTCCGGAGTAGTTTTCAATTTCTTAACTCCTACGAACAAATCACAAGCAAAGCCCATCAACTTTCCATTTGCTTTAATTGCAAAAAGCGCAGAACCATCTTCAAAGATTGGCACAAAGCTGTAAGTGTCGCTGTTGTCCAATTTTGCTAATTCGTTTTGGAAAGAAGAACCTTTGTCAAAGGTAAATCTGTATCCTTTTGTCCCAGGCATAGAACGGCTTCTCTGTTTTCTTACAGATGTGTTGTAATCTGCCTCTTGGTCGTTATCTTCCACATTGAAAAAAGATATTTTACCAATGAATTTATCCTCTTGGATAATCTTATCCAATGCTGTCTTGTTGAAAGTCGCAGGGTCTATTTCCACTCTTCTGTCAAGAAGTGCAAACCCTGTAACCAATTTCTCTCCACAAAATGCACCTCCAAGTCGTGCTATCATCTCTGCTGAACCGCAGAAGCTTTTTTTAAGCATAAGTTTTTAAATTTTAAAAGATTGAACATTTACGCATTCATTGTCTATATTCAGACTGATATCCAGCACTATCGCATCCCATATGTCAGGCGTAGTGGTCGTTTGGCTTCCTCTCTTGTTGCCGTAGTCCCTCTCTCTACTTGCTAATTCTGATATATCATTGAAAGGCAGCGAAACAAACGAATAGTTGTCCTCTTCAAAAGATACTCCGTTGGTCTTTCTTATCTTATCCAAGAAAGAGCCTAATAAAGGCAGTAGCACCTCTTTAAAGGTAGATTTAAACCTATCCTTGTAAAGGGCGTGTTCTGAACCCAGCGTAATGAAGAAAAACCTCATACCTTTGAGTTTGGTCTTTTGTCCCTTTACATCGTGAACCACGCTGTATCCTGTTTGAAGCCAGATGACAGGGTATTTCTGTTTCTTGCTTTGAAGTAATTTCCAAAGCTCGAACAAATCCGCCTCGCCATAATTAGCTGTGTATTCCTTGCCTTTGAAACTCACTTTAAAGGCATCCTCAAAAAGGCTGTACAGCAGTAAATTGTGGTTTATCATCATAGCCCAAATTCATTTGTTATTTCTCCTCCGAATTTCAAGTAGTTAGCATCAAATAGAGGGTAATCCTCTACATTATCCAGAAGATACCTTACAAGCGAAACATAGCCATTTGTAGGCTGAAAACCGCAGTAGTCTATACCTCTGCCTAAATTCCAATAAGGGTTTCCCTCCAATGTTAATCCGCTTCTATCACTCCTTACTTCTCCGTATAACTGATAAATGAAATCGTTATATATCCTTGTAATCTTTGGCGAAATACTTACCGCGGTGCCTACTTTTGTATCTATCTTCGTTTGCCCAAAAGCCGTGGTTTGGGTTACATTGTGCATATTATAGACTACATAGACTATATACGCCAGTAGTGATTCTTTTTTGGTTTCTTGGATTAAACCTTTCCAAACCAAAGTTTCCTCCCTGCCGTTAGCCTCACTGGTGTAGGTCTTGCCGTGTAGCAAGTCCTTATAATTTTGTGGCAGATTGGCGGAATCCTCCTCGTATTTAGCCTTGAAATCAAGCCACATTTTGACACCAAAACTGAAAGACAAAACATCTTCCTCTACTTGGTTGATAAGCTCATCTAAACTCACCGCAGTGGTGTTTTCATCAGGATTTGGCTCATCCAAGTTGGGAATAAGCAAATCGCCTTTAAAATATGTTTTGTCTATCAGCATTTAGTATCTATTTTTCAGCTTGTTCTGTGTCTTTACCTTCTTCTACATTTGCAGGTTTCTTACCTTTACCTTCTTTGCCTACTTGCTCAAAAAGTTCAGCTTCTAAACCAGCTTGTATTACAGTCTCATCCAAAATGTCTAAAACCGCTCCTTTCTTATGGTCGCCCCATTCTCTTAACAATTTTACTTCCATATTTGTCTATGCTTTTGTAATTGCTGTTTTGATTGTAGCAATATCATCGTAGATGAATGCTTTTTCATCAAGTTTTTTCACGAATGCGTGGAATCTTGATTCTCCCAAGATTACGAATTGGTTCTTGATGAAGTCATCATTTATCCATCCGATTCTCACTGTATAAGAAAGGTAGTCAGTGATGTTGTACTTGCTAAGGTCTCCCACGAAGATTTTACCTTGTGGAATAGACTCATCAGACTTGATAACCATTCCACCGATTACCACTGTGTTGAATAGCGAAGCCGTTGGATACAATGGTCTTCCCTCGTTGTCTTTTGCTGCTACTAATTCCAAGTAGAAGTCTGTTGGATTCACAAGCACCAAGTTTGCCATATATGGAGTTTCATCCTCATAGTTATGAGTAGTAGCAATATCCGTTACTGCTGCATTCACTACATCCATGAAGTTAGGCTTTGTAACTTTTAGCGCCATAGGACCAGCTACAAACGCACGACCATATTTAGTTGCTCCTTTTGGATTTTCTCCTGCACCATCACCGAACAAGATAGCCTTGTTTTTGAACAGGTCGTGTTTTTTCTTCAAGTAGTCTTTTGCTACGCCCTCTAATCCTTTGATGTCATAAACAGACTCTTCTGTTAAGTGCATCCAAGCAGCGATTTTCTTTGGCTTCGCAAATTCTGTTGAAACCTTGAAGTCAATCTGTGGTTTTTTGTTCCCCTCTGCCACAAACTCGTAGTTTCCATCTTTTGGCACAGTCTCCGTATAGGCATACACTGGCTGAGAAGTAGGCAACACTGTTACGAAAGTCTCAATGTCCATTCCACGAAGATTAACATTAGAAACAGGCGCGATTTGTGTTCCTAAAATGTTAGGAGCTGTTCCCAATGTTACAGAGCCAGTAGTGATTGGCGCTGCTTGTTTTAATTCAATCTCTACTACACCAGATTTAGACTCGTAAGCCTTTTTAATCGCCTCGTGATTTCTTTTTATCACTTCTATTAAAGCCTCTTCTGTAAGACCTCCTTGTGTAGCCTTGATTTCTTCCACGATTTTAAGCACATTGTCAATAGACTCCTGTGTTTCTTTCTCTTTTTCAGAGATAGTAGTTTCAAGCCCAGTTTTTAGGGTTTCCAATTCTTTTTCTCTTTGGCTTGTTTCAAAAGCCTCTTTGTCAGCAAAGTATTTTTCTTTTTCCTCGTCTGACATCTTCGCAATTTCTGTTAATGATTTCTTTTTAAAATTCATTTGTAAATTTTTAAAGGGTTACTAAATAATTTTCAATCACACTTTTAGGAGTGGAATTATCCGAGTCCTCTTTTGCAGTAGAAGTGTCAGCGACGGGTTCTACAAATATCGTTGGAGTGGCGAAGTTACTGCCTTTGACCACAGCACTTCCCTCTATTATCTTTTGTTCTGTTACAGCCCAGAAGTAGCCGTATTCATCTACATCTTCCTTATTTACAATATCATTGTAATATTTATCCCAAACGGCTTTTTCCTCTGCATCCCATTCAGCCTCTGAATTGATAGCGAGTTCCAGCTGAATGTAGCAAAGCCCTGCCGAATGCTCCTTTACATAGCCTTTGGCATACTGCTCAAACATGTAAGGATTTCTTTCCTTTTTCAGCGTGGCGTAGAATACCAAGCATTCTGTTTCTCCCAAGTAATTAAAGCCTAAATCCTTCCAGTTGAATTTTTCTACTCTCACTTCCACTTCATCACTGATGATGTTTTCAAAGTTCATCTTGTGTTCTTTCAGCAGGTAGATATTCTTGGAGTTTTTGGCTGTTCTGTTCCAGCTTCCATTGATGGAAACATCGCCGTGGGAATCATAGATGTTGGTAGAGTTGATAACTGCCTTTACCCTGATAGTGTTTATCTCTTCAGGTGACACTTCTGCTGTTTTAATCGTTTCGCCCTTTTCATTCACGGCAAAAGAAAACGCAAAAGGGTCTGACAACTTTGTCGCCATTTTCTTTTGTGAAATAAGGAAGTTCTTATTCTCTTTTAAGAATTTGAACATATCCTCTTTGGTCTCGAATGTTCTGTTAGGAATCTCTTTTGCTGTTATCATCATTTCTTTACGATTTGGTTTTTCTCTAAAATCTTCTTTTTGTCTTTCAGGCTCTGCACCAATTTAGGATTGGTTTTAGGGTCTTTCAGTTTTTGTTCTATTTTCTCTGTGTTTTTGTCCATTATTCGTTATTTATAAAATCCTCAAAACCTCTTTCTTTGACAAACTGCTCAAAGTCGTTACTTACGCCCAATTCCTGCGCTTTTTCAAACGCTCCTAAAAGCGATACCAACGCCTCTGCTTTGAACTTAAAGCCCTCGTTTTTGAGTTTGGTTTTAATAGCGATTACACTCGGCAGGTGGTCGTATGTTCCTATCAGCCTTGTTCCTCGCTCTTTGAAATATTTAGGCGACTTGTTCGTAAGTTCTTGAAGCCAGTTGTCTGTGATAGTCTTTACATTCCCTAAAATGAATTTAGCCTCGGCAAATTGCTGGTTTTCATAGGTGCTTCCGCCGAAGAAGTCTTTTGGAATCAGGTATCTGTTTCGGATGTTTTCCTTGGCGTTTTCCTGCATTTCTATGGTTTGAAGTTTCTTATTGTCCCTTGTAAGGTCTAATCTTTCTAAAGTTTCATTTGTTGCGATAACATCGCCAGCCTTACCCATTCCAGCGCCATATCTTCCTCTTCCGTTGAGTTTGCTCTCTATATCGTTCTTTTGGTCTCCACTTAATGGCGCAATACCTGCTCCTGTTGCCTTTCGGCTGATGATAGAATTTACAGGATTAGAAGTAAGAAAGCACATCATATCCTCGCTGTTGAGGATAGTCTGAATAGAGTAGAGAATAGAAGAAATCCTTGATATAGGATTGAAATACATATTCTTTGCCCCATCTCCTCTGTAATTCTTCCTTGCTATGGTGTCGTAAAAGAATGCTAACTCGTGCAGTTCTCTTGTTCTCTGCACACCACCAGCAAGAGTTTCTACCACTTTTAAAGTCTTTATTTTATCCCTTGTAAGTGTGTAAGGGTCTTTTATTTCAGGAAATTTGATATTGTTAAACTCCAAGTTGTAAAGCGAAGGACTTGCCCTTAAATTGCCGTTCTTAAAGAAGTTGCCGTATTGGATAGACATTCCAGTAGTGAGCAGGTTGACCACCATTTCCTTGATGAAATCGGTTTGGTTTTGAAACTCGTTCGGCTCGTTAAGGAATTTCAGATATTCGGAATTATCCACGGCTTCGCCTTTGTCATCCACTTCTTGGATTCTTACCTGTGAAGCGAAGTCAGCATATAGATTGATACAGTCCGAAAGGAAAGTGCCGTCAATGTAGTAAGCCTTATAGTCTTCCTTTGGCGAAAAGTAAGTTTTCCCTATGCCTAAAAAAGACAACACGCCCATACGCTCGGTTTCGTAATTGTAGGAGTGCGTACCATTACTCAATCTTGCATAAATAGGCGCTACACTACTACCCATAAACGCAGACTTAAAAGCTGATATTCCGTTGTCTATTCTTGTTAAAATTCCCAAAACAAAAATCTTTTTACAAAGATAAAACATTATTTTTATTTAGACTAAATAAAAATAGTAAATTTGTGAAAGATTTAAAATAAAATAAATGAGGATTTATAAAGACAGCAAGGAACTGCCATTATTCAATTATGAGCGGATGCTGGAAACAAAGAACTTTCTCTACATGATTAAAGGTTATCAAGATGGCGATAATATTTCATTTGACACCAAAGAATTAGAGAGTAAGTTTAATGAAATCATGCAGGATTTCGTGGTATCGCTCAATGCCAAGAGCATGGATATTGTCAATTACGGAAATATCCAGCGGTATAATGTAGAAATGGTAAAATTAAAGGCTTTGCTAAATGTTATAAACGCCACCGCAGAAGTGAATGAAATCAAAAGAAAAAGAGGTGTTTCTGTTGATAATAGCAATATTTTAGACCTACTTAATTTGTTTAAAATACCAAAGTCTGATGATTTGCAGAAACAGGCAGAAATCATCACCGCCCGAATAGACAAGTTCCAGAATGATATAAATCACATCGCATCAAAGATAAAACAAGAAGACAACGACCAAGAAAGCGAGGTTGATATTAACGAAATAATAACCAATGTAGAGCTGATTTTGGAGCGGACAATAGACCTTGAAAAAACCAGTCTCTATCGGTTCGGAATTATGCAGGAACAGGCAGTAAAGAAAATAGAACAAATGAATAAAATAAACGAAAGATATGGCAGATAAATTAGCAGTAATACAGACGGAGAAAACCATTGAGGAACTTGAAAAACTTGATGAGCAATTAAATGATACTATCGGTGCGTTCAAAGAACTTGTCGGCGTGGCAAACACAGCATCAAACCTATTTGCAAAAGGCACTCCGAAAGAATATGTAGAGGGACTGAAACAGAATGAAAAACTGACAAAATCCATTACGAACTTCAACAAAGAGCTTATCGCAGTAGAGGAAAAGAAAACTCGGCTGTTAATATCGGAGCAAAGGTTATTAACCGAAAAAAACAAAACCGAAAACCAGCAAATCCGAAATAAACAACTCCTTTCAAGAGAAGAAGAAAGGATAAACAAACTTCGTGAAAAGGAAATCCAAAGACTACAAGCTGCGGAGCAACTATATTCCAAGCTGGAGGTAAAATTAAAAACACTTCAAAATGAGTATAAGCAGCTGGCAACAAAAAAGGAAATCGGCATAAAACTGACCGAAAGAGAGGAGCAGTCCATGAACCGACTTCATGCAAGAATAGAGAAATACGACAAAGCATTGAAAGCCGTTGATGCATCTATGGGAAAACATCAGAGAAATGTAGGAAACTATGCTTCTGCTTTCAATCCGTTGCAAAACTCTATTAACCAGCTCACAAGGGAAGCACCAGCGTTTGCAAACAGCGTTCAAACTGGGTTTATGGCAATCTCTAACAACTTGCCTATTTTCTTTGATTCCATCAGCTCAATAATGAAGCAAAACAAAGAATTACAAGCACAGGGACAAAAAACTAAAAGTGTTTTAGGGCAACTCGCAGGGGCATTCTTAAGCTGGAATACCGCCCTTTCCGTTGGTGTAACCTTACTGACTATGTATGGTGCGGATATATGGAAGTGGGCTAAAAGTCTATTTTCAGGCAAAGAAGCCATAGACAAAATGGCTGAAAGCCAAAAAACACTAAACGAAGCCTTTAAAAGTTCCGATTATAAAAAAGCTGTGCGAGATGTTTCCGAGATGAAAAACATCTTTGATTTAGCCAAAGAGGGAGTAATCAACAAAGACAAAGCGCTTAAAAAATACAATGACAGTCTTGGTAAAGTGATGGGAACAGCCAAAAACCTGAACGAAGCAGAACAGATTTTAACCAAAAATGCAGATAATTACATCAAAGCAACGCTATATAAAGCAGCTGCCAATTTAGCCCTTGACAAAGCATCAGAAGCAATGATAAAGGCGGAGCTAGCACGACAGAAAAAAGTAGAAGATAGAATGAAAGAAGATGGTTTTTTCTCTGGATTTGCCATGCTTGGAGATGATGGAAGCGGTAGTGCTTCAGCTAATTATATGAAAACAAGAAGAGAAAAATTAAGCAATGAACGAAAAAAAGAGATAGAAGAAGCAGAAAAAGATGCTAAAGCACAAGAAGATATCGCAAAACAATTTTTAAAAAACGCTGCAAATTATGGAAAAGGACTTGACCTTGACATCGGTGTAAAAGACAATAAAGACAAGAAAAAAGATGATTTATCAAAAGAACAGCGAGATGCTATTGACAGACTTCAAGCACAAAGAGATAATAAACTCGCTGAACTGGAAGAAAAACGAGGAGAAATAGGCGAAAAAGCCTACCAAGAAGGGCGAATAAAAGTAATCAAAGAATATGCAACAGCAATCCAAAACCTCCTGAAAGGCAACAGCGCCAAAGAACAAAAGATAAAAGGACAGGTAAGACTGAAAGCAGCGCAGGAATTACAAAAAGCAAATAAAGAAATCTATGATTACGAAGCCAAAAGCCTTGAAGCCTTATCAAAATTAAGATTGGAAGCCCTGCAAAATCAAAAAGCAGAATACGAAAAAAATGAATACGGCACAGAAACCGAAAGATTAAGTAATCTAATGGTAACCAACGCTTTGATAATAGATGAAACAGAAAAATTCTACAACGAAAGAATAGCTCTTGCAAAGAAATACAAACAGGATTATGAAAGCATAGAAGAAGAAAAAGACAATAAAATAACCAGTCTGAATTTACAGAATGATGACTACCGAAGAAAAATGCCAGATGCTGTTATCAGCGATTTGGAGGCTCAGCAGAAGAAGTTTGAAACCCTGCAATCCATCAGCAAGGAAGAGCAGAAACAGGCTATTTTAAATGACAATTCTTTCTCTGCCTCACAAAAAGAATATCTATTGAAATCATTAGAGTTGGATATTCAAAGGAAAATAAACGATGAGAAAATAAAATCCTTAAAATTAGAAGAAGCTGAACTACTCAGCGTAGAGGAACGAACCAACGCCCAAGAGGAAAGGCTTTTACAAATAAAAGCAAATATTGCTAAAACCGAAGCAGACAACACCAGCAACCAAAGAGAAAAGAACCAGCTGGAGACGGACTATGTTCTTCAGAAATTCTCCGCCATAAAGGAAACCATGACCAAAGGGTTTAGAAACTTAGGACTGGACAGCGTTGCTGATGAGTTTTCTGCGATGTTCAATGCTATTAGTGCCAATGCAGACAAGTTCGGTAAAAAGTTTGAAAATGATGCTGAAAAATGGAAGGCCATTGCAGAATCCGCTGTGAATATAATTACTGGATTTGGAAAACAGCTGATACAGGAACAAACAGAGCAGAACATCGCCTCCATTAACGAAGAAATGGAAGCACAAAGAAGCAGAACAGAAATGGAACTTGGCTTTATTGATAGCAGATTAGATGCTCTTAATAGGCTTTCTGTATTAACCGCCGACCAGATAGCCGAGCGTAACGCCTTGGAAGATGAAGCAATGGTAATCAAAGAACAACAGGCACAAAGAGAAAAAATGATGGAAGCCCAAAAGGCAAGAGCAAAACAAAGAGCTTCCGCTCAACAGGTGCTGATAGATGCGGCAGCGGCAGCGGCGAAAACATTAGCCGAATGGGGTGTTCCTGCTGGTCTTATTCCTGCTGGAATTGCACTTTCTTTCGGAGCATTACAAGCTGGTTTGATTATGAGTAAAGACCCAGTGCCTCATTATTTCGTGGGAAGAAAAGGCGGAAGAGAAGAGATAGCATGGACACAGGAACGAGGAGCGGAAATGATTACCGATAAAAAAGGTAATATTAAAACGCTCGGAAGTAACAGAGGTCAAGTGCTTACTAAATTGGATGAGGGCGATATTGTATATACTGCTTCCGAAACAAAGGGCATTTTAAACAATCTACAAGATGTGCCAGTCGCTGGCGATAATGTATTTAAAAAATTAGCAATGAGAAATGTAACGCCTGTTACTATTGTCAATGAAAAAATAGACTACGACAAATTAGCCTCTAAAATAGGCGAACAGCAAGACCGAGTGATGAGAAAGTATGATAAGACCAGCGTATTTGAATTAAATGGCTACATATACACCCAAAAGGGCGGACAAATACCAGTGGCAGTAAGTAGAGTAAAGAAAAACAAAAACATCATTAAAATAAAGGGAAATGAAAGGGATTAAGAACATACAATACCAAAGCGGAGTAGGACAGGTTTTCCGATTAGAAGTATTATCAGGGAAATACGCAGGAACACACGAAATACAAGAGCCTGATGGCTTTGATACCTTGGATATCAGTATTGATGTAAATGAGACTTATTACAACATTGATAACTTTATCCTTGGTGAAACTTCCAAGATAAAGATATTGGAATACAACGACAAACGCACCTTTGACATCATCAAGGGTGTGTATGATGAACAGGGAGGAGATGGACAGATTATATTCAGGTGGTATGTTGTCCATAATGGCACAGAGAAAGACATCTTGGGCGATGGCTTTGAAATTAACCTAAACAAATACCAGCTGAACTACGAAAACAGCCAACGAGTGATAGAGTGCGAAATCAAGAAAAGAGAAGCGCAAAATAAGTTCTACACTCGTGAGGATACCACGATAAACCTTTTCGCCACAAAGAATTTAGATGAGAACCAAATAGCCCCGATAGGCAGCCGTGAGATAGTGCTAAAAGCCGAAGAGGAAAAGGTGAAAACAGAATGGTGGATGGATGACTACGGAGAAAATTACGACTGGTATAACTATAAAAAAAGTATTGGAAATAAAAACCTTGACCCTTGGTTTCAGTATCAAAAGATAGTTTCAAATATTAAATTCATACCGCCAAAGACTTGGGTATTTCCAAAATTCAATAGAAGTAAAGACTCTAAATTAGGGGAAAATATTCCTCTTTATGGCGGCAATTGGGAAGCAAACATTACAAGGGAAGAACTACACGACCCTGCGTGGGCGGCTCAATATCCACGCTATATGTATGAACACGGCGAGATAACATATTGGGGGCAAAACACTCTATTTCACACAAGAAATGAACTCTCTAATGTAGTGTTTTCAATTTCTAATCTGCATTTCAAAGCAAGGTCATACAGCATCAAAAAAGGATATAATCCGCTATATAACGGGGATAATAAAGGATATAGAGAAAACTACAAGCCTTTTTCTTTTAGTATCGCCTTATTGATAGAAACTCCACACGGTTCAAATACAATATTTTTAAAATCCAGCAGAGACACGGATATAGGCAACTATTCAGAAATGAACATTGTCAATGAAGGATGGGCAATAGGTGATTTACCTGCAAACAGCACAGTAAAGATAGGTATCATGCCACATAGTGATATAAGAAACAAAGAGTTCATTATTACAGGCAAAGTGTCGCACACGAGCCTTAAGATATCTTCCAGCATTGACAAACTCGGCAGAAAGTCCAGAGTGGTAAGCCTTTTTGATGCTATTGACAAAGTGGCAGAGAATTATTCTGATGGACAAATAAGACTAACATCTAACATACTTTCAGATGGAGGAAAATATGCCAATCAATATGTAGCAACTGGCGCTTTTCTGCGTGGCGTGGCGAATATCTTTTTAGGCGAGGAGAAAATAAACACCTCGTTTAAGTCGCTATTCTACGAGGGAGCAGCACCACTATTAGCCCTTGGCTTTGATGTTATAGAAAATAAACTTATCGTGGAGGATATAGACTATTTCTTCAAAGATGTTCAGGCTTACGACCTTACAAGTAAGGACTTTGTTCAAGAGAATTTGACCATAGAGAACGATAAGGATATAAGTTACAACAATCTGATATTCGGCACGAAGAAATATTCTACCAAGAAGAAAGGGGATATTTTCAACTTCAACACGAAAATGGAATGTTCCACACCGATAAAGTCGGTTAAAAAGAAACTTGACAAAACAACTGGTTTCATTATCGATGAGTATAAAATCCAAGACCTGCTGGATGATACCAACGACAATACCAACGACAACGATGATGATTTGGTACTGATAGACACCATTACAGGAAGTTATGTGGATACAGGTTCTTATCCTGATATTATACACTCGGATTCAGGAGGAGTGCTGACCCTTACAGCCTCAAAATCGCCTTGGGATACCCTGCCTTTCAGAGTAGGAGAGAAAATAAAAATCGTGGAGGGGCTGAATGTAGGGGAATACACGATACTTGCTATCAGGTCCCACACGCTTACCCTTGACAAGCGAACAGGAATAGAACAGGGAACAATCCTTACCAAGATAGAGCATACCTTGACCGATGTAATCAAGAACAGGAACGCCACTGCAACAGATGGTTTTATTTCAGCCGAAGGAGTAAAGAATAAAAGAACAGCCGTAAATCTATACCACAATCCGAAATACCAAATGAAAAGGTGGTTTCCGCTCTTCGGTGGTGGACTATCCAAGAAGACCAACAGCGAGAATATCATCGTAACGAATTACAAGAACAACGGCAAAATAGAGGTAGAGCCTGACACGAATAAAATCCCACACCTGCCGAGCGAGGTAGATGTTTTAAATGAAAATATCAATCTTGAAAGGTTAAGGAGGTCCAGCCGTGTGCTGTTCGGAACGGAAAACATAGAGGTAACGCTCATAGATGTAACCTTTGAGGAGTTCTACAACCTTTACAATCGCTGGCGAATAGGCGAGGATATCTACATAGGGGAGAAGATACCGAGCAGAGGGTATATAGATGTTTATATTGGTGGCGAAACTTACAGCATCTATCCTTTCGGCACGGAAGCGCTGCAATACGACAAAGGTGCCAATGAACTGACCATAAAAGGGAAAATCAAAAACTCTAAATGGGGAAGAAAGATATTTGACAAAACCTTTGACGACACCTTTGAATAACAAAAAGCCCTGCTACAATCGGCAGGGTTCATTGTGTAAATAAGTCGTCAAACAATAACTACACAACATTTAATAATTCTTTTCCTATATCTTTTATTCCGTTTACAATTCTTTCTCTTTGTTTTGGGCGTGGGTTTCTATGCCCTGACATATAGTGCCCTAATTGTTTTTGGTTAATTCCTGTTACCCTTGAAAGCGCTGCACGAGTAAGGATGCCATCATATTTGTGCAATATAGCGGATATTTGTAATTCAAATTCTAATTCATAGTCACCAGCCACAATATAATCAGGCAACTTATCGCCATCTTCCAAAGATTCTTCTATATGAAATTTAAACACTTCCGCGAAACTCTTTTTTAATTCTTCTAAATCCTTGTTAGTATCTATCACAACACCGTTTATACCATCACAAACAGCAGAATAATTATTTTCTGACCAACCTACTAATACTTTTACTTTTTCCATTTTTATTTTGATTTTTTGCGGGGCTTATTTCCACCCCGCTTGTTTAAAAATACTGTTTAATAACTCTTGGCTTAATGTGTCGCTTGACTTTCCATTTACTGTTACTTTCCCTTTCTTTTCAGGGTGTTTAAATTGTCTGTGACTGCCTTTCTGTGCTTTAAGATACCACCCGTCTTTTTGGAGCATCTTAATAATTTCGCTTACTTTTAATGATTTCATTTGTTTGTTATTGTTTGACTTGTCAAAGATAGTAAAAATTCTATCATTATGCAAATATTTCTGCAACTTTTTTCAAAAAAGTTTCCCTTAACTTAAAACATTATACCAAGATATTCCTTTATCCCCCAAATGCAGTATTCCGTTGCGTTCATGTAGTGATCGTTCTTTTTAATAGGTTTTTCAGTAGGTTGTCCGTTGATAAATTCATATTCGTAGTTTTGATATTCATTATCAAAATCGCCGTCATCTACATAGTATATTCGTGCATTGTTGATAAAGTCAAACCTTGCCTTATAGGTAGGCTTGGAAGTAGGCACAGCATTGATTGCGTATAGCGTTCGTAAATCATTGGTTAGACTTATTTCGCTCCCTGGTTCCCTATCGGCACTATCTGCCCAAACAAAGGTTACATTTCCAATAGGAACACCAGCATATTTAAGATGTTCGCCAAGTGTTCCCTCCATTTGGTTCATCGGCTTGTTGGGGTGGGG